GGATAGCAAGGCTTTCGCTAAAATCTACATGGCAAGCCGGTTGTCCTACTTCGAAGCCTGGCAAGCTTACAAAAAAGCCCTCCCGGTTTAAGGGGAGGCTAAGATGCAAGCTCTAATCACTGCAATCTTGTCACTGATTTGCTTCACTACAGTTGGCGCTCTTGCCGCCATGCTGTTTCTCTAACAGGTCGAAACCAGCTCCGGCTGGTCATGGCGTCAAGCGCCATCTGATGAGACCAAACGAGGGACGACTAACATGCTCACTGTAAACGTAGAATATACCGACACTTTTGGTGGCGAGGCTAACTATTGCTGGGTGAAGCGCGCCACGTTTCAGATCGTAGAACACGCGTCACGCCACGCCATCATGCGACAGGCTAAACGCCTGATCGGTCTGACAGGGTTGCGCGGCAAAGCCCATGACCACGGCGATATGATCGAATTCCGGCCTTCGCGCTCCTGTACCGTCATGTTCGTCACGTTTGGGGAGGTCTGATCATGGTCCAAATTATCTTCACCGTTACCCACGCCACGCCAATCGAAAAGCGCAAGCCCACGGTTTATGAAGCCCTGCGCGACAAGCTTGGACGTGAACCATCAAACGACGAGCTGCGCATCGAATGCCAGCGCATCATCAATTCTGCAAAGTGAGGGACGAACAATGGATAACCGTTACAATGGATGGACTAATTACGCTACTTGGCGCGTCAATCTCGAAATCTTCGATGCTTTGGGCGACGACCTTAAATACATGGGTTGGCATAAGCTGGACAAATACGATCTTGCGGACGCCATCAAGGAATACGCAAACGAGCTAATCGAACAAGACACGAAAGAGGGGCTGGCGCTGGACTATGCGCGGGCGTTCCTATCGGACGTGAACTGGCACGAAATCGCCAAACACCTCAAGGAAAACTACGTCGATGAAGACGAGACAGAAGACGAGGACGCATAATGCGCGTCCTTCCCATTCTTCCCATCACCCAGGCGGCGCGCTTTCCGGCGCGTCGTCCCGCTCACCTAATCGCAAAGGAAACGAACAATGGAAACCAAAAAGCCCAGAGGCTTCGCTTGTATGACGCCGGACCGACGGTCAGAGATTGCTCGCATGGGTGGGCAAGCCGTCCCACCGTCCAAGCGCACCTATTCGATCGACAAGTCTAAGGCGAGCGAGTCCGGCAAGATCGGAGGTTCGCTCTCCCGCAAGCGCGCCGTGACAGATCGGGAGGGATAGATGAACGATAAATTCACCAATTATGAAATCCAGCCCTGCGTGATCGACTATGAAGAGGACGGGATAGAGTATGTCATCCCCGCCCCTACAGATGGACCCATCACGTTTTGGGGGCTCTACGGTCGCCTTCCCGGCGGGCTTGCCGAATGGATCGCCGACTATGACACGGAAAAGGAAGCCAACGCCGCAATGGCAAAACACCGGGGGAAGATATGAAACTAGATATTCACCCGGGGATAAACCATCCCGAACACGTCATTCGCACCCACGCGGGTATGGCGCACTTCGCCACAACCGGACCAGACGGCACATGGTGTAGCGAATGCGCCCTCTTCATCCGCAGGCGTTGCGTGAAATACGAACAACTGGCCGGAAGACAGGGAAAAGTATTCCCCGCCGAAACCCCATCCTGCAAATACTTCGAGCCCAAAGGAAAAACCCATGAGCCTCGCTGAACGCCGCAACGCCGTCAAAGCCCAGCTTGATCGCGCCGTGCTAGGCCATCGCAAGCGCGCTCAACTCACGCGGGAATACACGATCCTGACCGCCGCGCTTCTGGCCGAAAAGCTGGAAACCGAAAAGGGATGGCCGAGATTGGAACCCTGCGCCCAAGTCAACCCAGCCCTGTGGGAAGGATGGTGCCAGTCCCAAGGAAGGGACACCACGCCGTCAGAACATTGGACCGAATTTGACGTGGTGAACCACATTGTCAGAAACCGGGTCAGGAGCGCTTCAGAATCCCCTGCGCTACCCTAGTAGCTCCCCACGCGCCCAAGGCCGTCAGGCGGGCCTTAAAACCCGCCTGTTAGCCTATCTATCCCAGTATCGGCTATCGCGCCCGCCCGTGCGAAAGACTGGCGGGTCCATCTCATTGGGATCAGAACACGGCAAGGTCAGCTTTCCGCCGCCCGAAAGAATGCCCTTCCAAGCCTTCAGGGTCTTTCGCCGGTTCACGCGCCCAAGGTACTCTTGCCATCGATCCCAGACGAGCGCCTGGGCCTTCGCCTCCTCGCTTCCGTCCTTCACGGCGGGGTCGATCACGATGACGCCAATCGGGTTCAGCTCTAGCTGGCCGATCATCTTGTCGTAAAGCTGATCGTTGCGCGCATTCTTGATGCGCCTCGCGATTACGTCCTCTTTCATCATTCGATCCCCAATCCACGTTTCATTCTGGCAAGGTTCTCTTCACGGGAAATCAAAGGTTGATTGCCTTGATAACTGGAATTTTGATCCCGTGAGCGGAATGGAGCGACGCTTTTTTCCTCGCGCACACGCCTGACCCAGTTGCGCCACGCGGCGTCCCAATCGGCTTTGACTCCCTTTTGCCCAGGAGCCGATCTTGCCCAATCGCGGAATTTTTCCAATTCTACCCGCTCTTCCTTGAATTCCATTGGAACCCAATCAGGAGAGAGGCGCGTAGCGCGCCCCGCGCGCGTTTCTTTCTTCTCTTTCTCTACCTCTCTCTCTTTCTCTGTCTCTAGAGTAGCATCTTGATAGCGTCCTGCTAGCATACCGCTAGCGTCGATGAAGAAACCGTTATCTAACAGTGACTTAATCGCCGATCTTAATTCAGGAACTGAAACACGAAGCCGGAATGCTACCTCTTGCTCGCTGGCGTCGATCAGACCGTTTTCGTACTCGCTTGCAAGCAGCCACAAGCCCGGCGCTAGCGCTTTGCTAGCAACAGGCAAGCAGTGAAAGTTGTAGTCATCGAGGAGACTGCGATGCAGTTTGATCCACGGCGGCGTTCGCCCCGTGTAGTGTTGGAATTTCTTCCAGTTTTTCGGTGCAATTTTAATGTTCATCGGTTTAACCTTTTATTGACAAGGCTTGCACGATGAACCTCTATCCCTTATAAAGGGATCAAGTTTCAACGGGCGGGAGCCAAACGCACGTTGTTTCCGAAAGCCCGCTGGAACCTCCCCCGGCGGGCTTTCATCGTTTATTTTACCCTTCCTGACGGATACGGCAAGCCGTTAATGGCGGAATAGCGCTTCAGAGCGTGAAGCACGGTCGTATGATCCACGCCCGCCCGCCGTCCAATGTCAGCGATGCTCAGATGAGGGCATTCGTGCGCCGCCCGCCACAAGAACGCCCGCCGCAGCTCCACAATCCAGCGATGGCGGCGCCTGCCCAAGATCGTCCTCATAGGCACGCCAGCCTCCTTCGAGAATTCCTTCAGAACGTCTGAGAAGGACTTACGCGGGACGAGCTGCTCCTTGTTCGCGACTGACTGTATCCAGCCGCCTTTGGCGAAGATCATCGTGTGCGCCACCGGCCTCAAATCTCGCACGAAACTGAATTCGCGCTGGGGGCCCGGCTCAGCAACTGGTATTGGCTCAGGCTCCGGTTCAGGCCGTGGAGGGATCGCCATAATTCGCTTTGGCGGCTCCCCCCTTAATCTTTTTCTTACCTGTGCATAATGTGTGGATAACTCGCGCTCGTAGTCACTCAACATGTTGATCTTCCTCAGATTTTTCTTCTGGATGCGGCAGGTTGACGCATGTGTCTAAACCCTTCGCAAGTAGATACTTTACCGCTTCCGTCTCCGTCTTGAAACGCTCTTTGAAGCGAAAATCTTCGATGGCTTGAACCATTTCGTCGGTGAGTATGTATGTGCGTCTTTTCATGGTGGTCCCCTTGGTTGAAACAATAATTTGTTAAACCACAATGCAAACCTATTGACAAGGTATTATTTTGGTATCTATTAGGGCCTGTCGCATCCGACAACAGGGGACAATCATGGATGGTTTCAGCAAAGAGGAACGGGCGCAAGCCTGGTGGGCGACCGACTCACGCAGAGCGGTTTCTGGGCAGCTTTACGACGTATTGCGTGAGAAGCGGGGCGAGATAGAGCGCGCCGATCTGTCAGGTATAGAGGCCGTTCGCATGGGCCTTATCATGCAGCCCGCCATCGCTGACATATTTACCGACATTACGAAGATCAGCACCTCGCCGCTTGATGAGCCGGGGACGCATCGCACCCAGCCTTGGCTCCGCGCACACTTTGACTTCGTGACGGAAGACGGCGGGCTGTTGGAGGTCAAGAACTTCAATGCGGCGGTCGCCAACAAGTATGGCGAAATGGACGAGCCGGTCCGCATTCCCGAAGCCGATTACATCCAGTGTCTGCATGAAGCGACCGTTCGCGACGTTCCGCACGTTTATTTCGCGGTTCTCTTTGGCGGCCAGCAGTTCCGCTATTGGAAGTTGAATTTCACGCCCGCCGAGAAGGAAGCGTTTATCCAGCGCGCTGCGCAGTGGTGGGGCTATGTTCATTCTGGGATGCTTCCAGAGCCCACAAACACAGAAGAGGCCGCCATACGCTATCCCAGATCGATGGATGGCCATGTCACCGCGAATGCGCAGATGGAGCGTCTCGCGGACGAGCTGAAACTGTTCAAGATGCAAGCGAAGCAGCTCGAAGAGGCCATCGAAGCGCGTCAGTTCGCCATACAATCATTCATGGGCGAGAGCGCTACGTTGATGAACATGGCTGGCGAGACGCTGGTTACATGGAAATCGGCGAAGGGATCGAAGCGCTTTGATGCGAAGGCGTTCAAAGAAGACTTTCCCGGCCTTTATGAAAAGTACGAAAAAGAAACAGCCGGTTCGCGCCGGTTTCTCGTGAAGTGAGGTTAAAATGACCAACGCAATAGTCCCGTGGACAGATCAAGAAAGGATGGCGAATGCCATTGCCAAATCTAACCTCTTTGGCCTTAAGAGTGCTGATCAGGTTTTGGCCCTCATGGCCGTTGCGCAAGCGGAAGGACGCCACCCAGGGTCCGTTGCGCGTGACTACCATATTATCCAAGGCCGACCAGCCCTTCGTGCGGACGCAATGCTCGCCCGCTTCCAACAAGCCGGAGGAACGGTCCACTGGTTGAAATATGCGGATGACGAGGTGAAAGCCGAGTTCTCCCATCCCCAAGGCGGTTCTCTCACGTTGTCTTGGACATTAAAGCAGGCCCGCGAAATCGGTCTTGCTGGAAAAGACAACTGGAAGAACTACCCGCGTGCCATGTTGCGTGCCCGTGTGATCTCCGAGGGAATTCGTACTGTGTACCCTGGAGTTCTCACGGGAGAGTACACCCCTGAAGAAGTGATGGACTTCACGCCCGCCCAGACCATGCCGAAGATCGACGTTATTGAGCATGAAGAGCCGAAAGACGGTCTCGCGCTTTATGTTCCTGACGCAGATGGCAGCATTAAGGTCTACAAGATGTGCGCTGGCGAAGATGATTGGAAAGACACGTTTCTTGATCTCTTCTCGAAGGTCGGAAATGCGAAAAAGCTTTCTGAAGAAGAAAAGCAGGAAAAACTAGCGCGCCTGAAGGAAGTGAACGACGAGCTGTATCAAAAGCTCTTTATGAGTGATGAAGCCGAGGTGAAAGATGTCGAACTATAAGCAGAAAGACGGAACTGGCGTTCTGTTTTGCAATGATGACAAAAAACACGAGAAAGCGCCTGATTATAAGGGCAAAATCATCGCTGATCGTGATTATTCAAAAGGCTCAGAGATCAAGATTTCTGGCTGGAGAAAGAAAACTCCTCGGAACCACCTCATCTCGCTTTCCGTCGATAATTACAAAGCGCAGGATCAGGATCGCCAGTGGCCTAAGCCGGTGAATGAAGACGAGGAAGTGCCGTTTTGAGCACTATCGTTTTCGTCATTCCAGGAATTGCACGGGGGAAGCAACGCCCCCGCGCAACACGCACTGGACGTGTTTACACGCCTAAACAGACGGTCAACCAAGAGGCGTATATCAAGATGCTGGCGGCGACCGCCATGCGTGGCCTTGCGCCACTTGTAGGCCCATTAGAAGCCACTTTCAGCATAAGCGTGGCAATACCCAAATCTTTTACCCGACAACAACGAAAACAAATCGAAGAAGGGTCTCTCTATCCTACTTCAAAGCCTGACATCGACAACGTGGTGAAGCTGTTGTGCGATGCGATGAATGGCGTGGTGTATGGCGACGACAAGCAAATTGTCGATTTGTTCGTGAGCAAGGCGTATGCGGAAGCAGGATCAACAACCGTGATGGTATCAATGAAGGGGACGAATAATGGACACGATAGAACAGTTGATGATCGAGCTGGGCTCAGAGAAGGCGAAGGCTAAAAGCTGGGGCGTTCATTACGATGAGCTGCATGGCAAGTACCAGAGGCTATGCGATGCGCTCTACAAGATCGTTGGGCTTGATGAATACGAGCGTGAAACTTGCGTGTGGATCGCCAAGGATGCGCTGAAAGATGTTGGGGAGTGGCCTCGATGAATGAAGATGAAGAGCGTCACGCCGACGAGGTGAACATAGCCTTTCAGATGGGCGCGAAGTGGGAACGCAAGCAATCGAAGGCCCGCATCGAGAAGCTGGAGGCGGCGTTGCAAAGGGCGAACGCAAACGTCGAAGAATACGAACGGAAGTTCTATCTTGGCACAGACCGCATCGAGAAGCTGGAGGCGGCATTACGGGAAGTGATTGAATGTTGGGACTGGTGGCAAGTAGATACATACGATAGGTGCGCGTCTGTTCCATCTGATGCAATTCGAGAAGCCCGCAAAGCACTGGAGGGGAAAGATGAGTGAGTACGAAGTCGCGGCTTTTTGGGCCGTGATCTCTTATTTGGTTATAACACTAACTTGGGGACTAACGAGATGAACCACACAGAAGTGCTTGCCAATGCCGTCGCTGTCCTCAGAGAACGCGATGTTAAGTATGGTCCGGTGCAGGAGATGTTTGACCGCACCGCAAAGCTAGCGTCAATCATTCTGGACCGCGAGATCACGCCCTACGAGATCAGCATCATTCTCAGGTGCATGAAAGACGCCAGAAAGAAGCATGATCGCTTTAACATTGACCACTATGCAGACGCCATCAACTACGAAGCGTTCGCGTATCAGTTTGCCACCGCCGACATAGACCAAGCAGCGGACGACGCCATGACATCTGCATTGGCAAAGAAGTTCGCACCCGAAATGCCCAACACCGGAGATTATAATGTCTGATCCAATCAAGGTATTTATCGCCACCCCCATGTACGGCGGCATGTGCACAGGTTTTTACGCGCAGAGCCTTTTGCTGATGCAACAAGTGTTTGGGCAGAACAATGTGCACTCGGCCATCTCGTTTGTGTTTAACGAAAGCCTGATCCAGCGCGCTCGCAACAGCTTGGCCCACGCCTTCCTGAAGACCGACTGCACTCATCTTCTCTTCATTGACGCTGATCTGAAGTTTGATGGCGCAGGAGTTTACAAGATGATCGAGGCCGACAAGGACGTGATCTGCGGCATTTACCCCAAGAAGGAAATCAATTGGCCTATGGTCCGCACCGCCATAGACAACGGCGTACCGGACGACCAGTTGAAGCACCACACGGGTTCATGGGTGATCAACCTTGTGGACTATGTTGGCAACGTCACCGTGCGCACCGACGAGCCTTTCGAAATATGGGCAGGCGGCACAGGCATGATGTTGATCAAGCGAGAAGTCTTTGAAAAGCTGAAGGAAGTCACGCCCACCTACTGCAACGACATGGTGGACCTGTCAGGCTCCCTGAAGGACAGAGAGCGCATCTACAATTTCTTCTCTCTCAGCATCGAGCCTGGCACTGAGCGGCTTCTTTCAGAGGACTATCATTTCTGCCGGGAATGGAGAGGGATTGGCGGCAAGGTATGGGCCGCTCCTTGGCTGACGCCGGGGCACATTGGCACATACATTTTCGAAGGTCAGTTGCCGCAGGAAGAAGCCAAGGAAGATCAGCCGCAATAGCCTTCGCGGCGAGCGTTGTTGATCTTCACCTCAATGATGGTCTGGGTGGTGTCCTTGGACGACCAAGAGATGTCCTTCCAGACCTGACAGACGGACCTGTTAGTCTCGCTTGTGCCCGTCAGAGTCACGCACCCGGTCAGGGTTGATGTTAACAGCATCGCCAGCAGTAACCGCATTGCCGATCCTCTTCAGCTCATCCTCATGCGCCTTCGCCTCAATCTCAGCGACCGCTTGTTCCTTGATCAGGTGAATGCCATAACTAGTTAGTGCAATGGCTAACATTGCGAGGGCGACGTAGCGCCCCAGAGGCGTGAGGAAGAAGCTAAACACCGTCGCGGTCCATGTTCTTCTTGCGCCAGTACCAGATGGCTGCGGCCAGACCAACGATGGCGGACATGATAAGGAAATTGGTGTTGCCGAGTAGGCCAACAAGCTGATCCGCCGTGTCAGCCGCGTCTTTTGCTTGCGCAGTGATCTCTTTGACTGCGCCCACGCTTGCGAAGCTTGCCGTGACCAGCGCCGCATTACCTTGCTTGCTCTCTGCCATTGTTCTTTGCGGAGCAGGGTCAGGAGTAGCGCGTGTTTCTTCAGCGTCCACATGATGCTCATCAGTCTTGTTCCACCATGCGATTTCAACCTGTCTGCGGCGAACGAGACCGGGCAAAACGCGCCCGCCGCCCTTGGTCCACTTCATCAGCTCTACGGGAACAGCATCAAAGTCGCCCGCGTTTACCTTGCGAAGCAGGGTCGAAGACTTCAACGCGCCGATCCCGGCGTTGTAAGCGAAGTCTACGAGCGTATCGAATTGGTTCTGCGTAAGTCGGACCTTCACGAGTTCGTCCACGGCGGCCTCAAACTTGTGGAGGTCGGAAGACAGGATGTCGTCAGCCTGTTGTTTCGTGATCTTCATGCCATCGAAGACGATGGGAGGCCCGGCCTGAGAAGTGTGCCCATAGCCTATCGTGCACACATTTGCGGGGCAGCGGTAGGCTTCCAGCTTGAGGCCCTCGAACTGCTTGACGAGGACTTCAATGGCGGGTGGGCTCATCTGCATCCCCAGCGCCTCCTGGCGGCCTTCCCGCGCTCGCCCTTCCACTTCCTAGAACGGGCGCAAAAGCTCTTGTGTCGGGGGTTCTTGGGGTCTTTGGTGGGAGCCTTCAGCTTCGAGCCAGTCGCCTTGTTGTACTTGCGGCGGCCCTTCTCAGTGAGACCGCCACCAGCCTTCACCGACTGTTTTTCACCGCGACCTACAGAGAGAGATGGACCAGCCATTAGCGCCTCGCTGTCTTCTTGGACTTCCTGAAAGCGCTTGCCGTGGGAGCGCCTTTGCTACCGGGCTTGCGCATACGCTCACCGCTACCAGCCTTGATACGGCGGCGCTTGGCGTGAATGTTTGCGTACAAACCCCGCTTTGCCATCACAGACCCTCGCCCGGCGTGACGTAGCACTCAGCGTTGTTGTTCTCGCTAATCAGGGACACATACACCGTGTTGTTCTGATTAACCTGAGGTCCAGTAATGATGATCCTCGACGTGGGAGGGATCAGCATCGCGTAGGACCCGTTCGCAGTCGGCAACACCGCCGCCACATTGCTCGCGGATACCCTGACGTAGCAGGGTTTGCTCGCATCCGTGTGGGTCGCTAGCAGATACTGCTGACACGGGCTATCCGACGTAATGGCGATGGTCACAGCCGTGTTAGCGACCGGAGCCTCGATCTTGTACGTCTTGCCCATAGGGTAGAAGGGGATATTGACGGCCATCAGACGCCACCCTTCTCCGGCTTGCTAACCGGCGAGTTCTTGTAGTCGTCAGGACGACCAGAGAAGTTCCAGACAGCCTGGAAACCGCCCGCAGGCATTCTGCCGGGGGTGAAAGTTCCGCCGCCACGGCCCATCGTATTCTTGACGGTCTGAGGCTTGATAGCCTTGCCGGGGTAGGCAGGCTCATTCAGGTTTTTGTTGCTCAGGTCTTTCACGGGCAGGCTCCTTCTTAGGTCCACGCGCTTCTTTGGTTAGGCTTGGGATGAAGACCAGCACCGCAAACCCTCCGGCGATGTACAGGCGCTCCATCGTTGGAGCATACATGGCCCAGGCAGCGAGACCGAAAGTCATCCACAAACCCATGAGGGTCAGTAGCCGAGCTGTGACGACGGCCAAGGCCGTGCGCACGAGCGCAATAACAGAAGCATCCACGATTTGTCCCCAACGGTTGTTGTAGAGACATTAGACATCATCCTCTGTCAGAAAGCCAGAGCCATAGGCGTCGTCTGACATTTTTTGTTTAATCTTTTCTAAGTTCATTGCGCGGTCTATAACTTTGAGTTTGATCTCAAGCTCAACGCCGCCGTCCGCCATGACGGCCTTCAGAAGGTCGCTGACGGCCTTTTCGAGATCAGGGTTAATGCCGCTGGACTTTTTGCTCATAGCTTCCTCAAAAACTTGAGGCTCAAAATTCCTTTGAACTTGTCAAAGAATTCTTGAACTTTCTGCGCTCTGGCCTCAGACCTAGCCGCTTCAGCCACCGACGTTCCAAGAGCGTCAAGTTCTTGCGGGTTGAACAGGCCCGTATTCTCAAGCTCGACGCGCAACTTTTCCCATTTTGGGGAAATTTCTGAGGCTGTTTTTACCCTGAAAAGTTCTTTGGCTTCGTTCAGGGTTTTGACAACTTTTTCCTTGTTCGTCGCGGCTTGTCCGATTTCTTTGTTGATGTTTTCAAGGAACTGCGAGTAACTATCGACGGTGCTTTTGATTTCCGTCGCAATCTCTTTTTGCATTCCTTCAAGCGCAAGCCTCTGCCCCTCACGTTCAGCAAGCGAGGTCTGATACTGTTTTAGTTTCTCTGAAAGCCCAGGGACTTCTTTGTAAAAGTCGTTGCTTTCCATCCACTTAGCAACGCCCTTTGAGTCCAAGCCTTTGATCTCATTTGAAGCGTACATTTCGCCAAGTCGATTAACCTCGGCATCGCCAAGAAGTTCTTTGGCAAACTTGGTGTCATCCTTGCTGCGAAACACCAGGCGCGGGAGTTCCTTGCGCGGCGTAGTGAACTTGCCGGGCTCATCTCGGAATGGGATTTTTTCTTGCGAACGAAGAGCTTCGCCAAGTTCTGTTTCGAACTTGTTGGCTTCCTTTGACGCCTCTTTATAAATGGATGCGGGCCAATTTTGCTCGCCAACCCATTCTTTCAAAGCCGCCTCAATGCGCTTGGCAGGGTCTTGATAGCGCTCGCCTACCTGAACTTTAAAACCGGACGGCCCGCCTCTTTGCTCTTGTAAAGCGCGAAGCTCTTGAGCCTTTTTCTTCACAACTTCAAAGTTTACAGGGCGCGCAGCTTCCGCCGTGCCTTCAGCGGCTGCTTGCAATTCCTTTCGGGCTTGCATCATCTTTGCAGCTTGCGACATGGACCTGTTGGGGTTCTGCGCAGCGCGCTCGGCAACTTTTTCCTCGCTAACAGCTACAGCTTTGCGGGGGTAAAGCTCTTTGATGATGTCAGACGCTATTTTTCGTTCCGCGTCTGTGTATTTTATAAGAGCGTCTTCTCCACCTTTGGCGACAGAAGACAATTCATCGAAAAGCGCTTGGCCTTGAGGGGTTGCTTCAAACGGCTGCACCGTCTCTCTTGCCTTGGCCGCTTCGGAGAAGGTTTCATACGCCTTCCCACCAGCTTCCTTTTTCTTTTGCGCGGCTTCCCATCTGGACGCGGCAAGACGCTCCATGTCGTCAGCCACGTTGACCGGGTCGATCAATTGAGTTTGCTTGCGGGACGCAGCGCGTATGGCTTCATCTTCAAGAGGAATTCTAGAGGGTTCTTGCGCGCGCTTTCTTAGCGCAACCTCAGAGCGACGAGCCTCTTCAAAACCTGCTTCAGCACGTTGAGTAGCATCCTGAACCAAGCGTGCATATTCGTCTTCGGCAGCCTTTGTGCCGATCCCAAATTTTTCATCAGCAATCTTTTTGAAAGCATCAAGGTCTTTTGCCGGAAGCTTTGGAGGCGTGACTGTTGTTTTTCCAATCTTTAGAGGAACAAGCAATTCACCCGCGTATCGAGCTGCCTCTTCGTATTCGCTCTTTGGCTTTCCAAAAAAATATGTTCCAGCCCTCTCAGGGGTAGGCAAGAAAGTTTCTGAAGACCAATCAGCGCCGAGTTTTCTTGCTCCGGCACGAACTAAAGACTCCCCTAAAGCGGGAATGCCAAGCAATGTTACCCCAGAAGAAAACGCTCCAATTGGCAACCCTTTAAAAGTTTGAAGATATTGTTCAGATAGCTTTCTGGGAACCTTAGCTTCCTGCTCGATTGGACCCTGACCAATAGCCGCGCCCACACGAGTTCTGTACCCAGAAGTCGGCTTGACTTCAGGAACAGGAACTTGTTTCAAACCGCCAAATTCTTGAGAAGGAGATTGCTTTGCCCAATCAGGAACGCCAGCAGACGTTGGCTTTGCCCAATCTGGAACATCAGACTTTTGTTGTTTAGCCCAATCTGGAATTTCGTTTTCCATCACGGCTCTCTTCCAAAGCGTTGGATAAACAAATCGCGAACTTGCGGGTTAGCTCTTGCGTAATCAATATCGCTTTGCGTTGGTTGGGGTTTTTGTTGTGTTGTTGTTTGCCCGCCTTCCATTTGCAATCCGGTTGCAATGCCAGGTTGGCTAAGCAATTTTTTTGATGAGTCAGAAAGCGTTTCCTTGTTGTCTTTAAGGACAGCCAAGACTTCGCTCACAGTGAACGGGATGGCATCTTGAACTTCTTTAAGACGCGCTTGAGCATTTTTCTTTTGTTCAGGATTAGCGCCCGCCATAGTGGCGTGGACCTTGATGCCAGTCTCAATTTCTTGCCTGACTTTAGCAAGGTAGAGAGCCATATTGACGGCGCTGTCACCAGCCTTAGGACGCAGCGCATCGAAACCTTTGACCTGAGATTGTGTGCTGCCGCTTGCCAAACCTTGCGCTTCTAGGCGAGAGAGAGCCAACCCGACTTGCTGCGACAACTGATCAAACGCGCGTTGTTCGTCAGGCGTGATTGTTCGTAACGCCAGAGCCCTTACACTTCCTAAAGCAGTCGTTGGGTCGGAGTTGATAATCCCCGCGAAAACTGGCGATTGCGAAATCGAGGGAGAATTAGCAATGTTGATCAAATCTTGAGATGCGCCTTCTATGTTTCCATAAACACGACCGGCGTACATCTGAGCGTTCTGTCCCGCAGAAGTCGCTTTAGGAACCTGAGCGACTGTCGCCCCGCCTTCCATTGCAGCGCGAATTTCAGCAGGGCTATAAAGGCCCGTCTGGCCGTTAATAGTGGCCCATTGAGTTTTAGCATTGGCTGTCTGCTGTTGAAGGTTCTGCACCATCTTGATGGCGTCGCCAATGGTGCCGCTCCGAATTTTAGCAGCAATAACATCCTGACCTTGAGAGGCCGCATAAGCAGCCGCTTCAGCCGTCGCTTTATTGAGGTCAAGCGAAGCCATCTTCTCATAGCGAGAAAGCGCATCTTTAGTTTGCTGAAGCGTGCGCTCCCAATCTTTTACGGACTGCTCGTACTTCTTCGTTTCAAAGTCAATGCGGGCTTGGTTGCCTTCTTGATAGCCTTTCAGAACGCCCGTCATGGCGTTCATAGCGTTGACACCGGACGCCGCGCCCTTGGAGCCAATGATCAAGCTGCCAACGGTCATCAGCGCGGCAAGGCCCGTCAGGCCCTCCTGCGTGTCCTTCGTCACGTTGAACTTGGGAGGCGCAGCCATCAAGGCAGGCTTCGCTTGCTCGTACTGACTTTTAATCCCTTCGGCGTAAGTTCCGTAAGCTTCAGCCTTTTTTTTAAGTTCCGTCTGCTTTTGTTCTTGCTCAAGACGCATAGCTTTTTCGTCGGCCTTAGCTTTCCTGTCCATCAGGTTGCCAATGCCGGAAAACTGATCTCCGAGCGTTTCACGCAGCAATGAACTGGCGCTGTCACGGTCTTCAGCCGGAGGCGTGAACGATGGCATAGTGCCTTGCGCAAACGTGGGGAGATTTGTATCTGCCATGTTCCACCTTTAACCGCGAGCGTACATTGCGCCGAGAGCCGCCAGCATTCCTGACGCCGCTTGTCCGGCCTGTTGCGAGAGCTGCATCTGCGTGTTGATGCCCGTCGTTGTACCGGCGAGCTGATCCCTGATGGCCTGGCTGATCAGGGGTGTGCCCGTGCCAAGCAACTGGAGAGCCATCGTCTGCTGGTTGGCGAGAAGGCGCTGACGGAGGTCTTCCACCGAACGACCGGCTTGAGCCGCCGCCACACCGCCAGAAGAAGCAGTCTGCTGTGCTGCCGCCGCCTGTGCTGCTGCAAGCTGTTGTTGCTGCGCGGGGGAAAGAGCGCCTGTGAGGGCCTGCCCAAGCTGCGCGCCGCCCTGTTGCATGTAAGGCTGCGCCAGTTCACGGGTCTGAGCCGCTGCCTGATTGTAGGCGTTCTGAAGCTGTTGAGCCGCCTGTTTTCCCTGTTGCTGAGAACGCAAGTAATTCAGGCCCAAGCCACCGAGGCCCAGAGCCGCAATTAGCTCTTTGGTGCCAAGGGTGCCAAACGGGGTTTCAACACCCCCTTTCGACGGGGTTTTGGTAGTGAGGTCAATTGGTTCGCCTTCAAGTTCAGAACTAATTTCTGCTTGTTGTTGCGGCGTAAGTTGATATTCTGTTGCAGGCGCAGCGGCATTTATTGCTTGAATGGATGGGGTTGATACTGGAGCAGTTGAAGCCGCGTATGACAGAGGAGCCTGATAGTCTCCGTACCCGCGAGCAGCGGCTTGAGTCGCGGCAAGAAGGGCATCTGTACCGTAATCGCCGCCACCGTAAGACGCCGCCATGCCTTGAGAAACCCCAGGCAAAATGTTGGAAAGAGCTGCCGTAGGAGTATACTCCCCTAGTCCCGCCCCATAAGTTTGCGGATTGTATTGCGCAAATTCAACATCACTCGGTCTCGCCGATGGAGTGGGAACGTCCGCCGTCGCTGACTCTACGCCGGGACCATACCCACCAAAAAAATCAAAGGTAGGTGCGTCAAAGTAAAACCCGTCCTCGAACTCAGGGAGCCCAGTGTCAGGATTGATTGTGCCGGACCCGCCCTCGGCTTTCAGCTTGGCGGCTTCACGCGGCGTGATGTGAGCCAGGATCGTGTCCCGACCACGGCCCTTCTTGCGCAGCTCCTCAGCGGCCTTGCGCAGGGGCAGGCGGGATATGTCGGTCTTCAGGACTTTCGCGAGGGTCTTTGCCATTACG